TGGCCCTTGTGGTCCTGTTGTTTGTTGGTTTGTCTGAGGCGCTGTTTTACTAGGTTCTATAACCTTCCAAATACCCCGCTGTCGTCCTGACAAACGGTTTACCTGCCGTGTTTTAGGATCAACAAAAGCAGTATCAGGAGTTCCTTCTGGTGTTTTAGCTATGGGTTTAGCATTTGGTCCTCTCCTGAACCACCCGCCAATATTAAAAGCACTTTCGACAATTAAAGCAAAATCAGGATGGTTCTCTTTAAACTCAAACCAAGATTCCTCACCCAGTGTTAACGCTTGCTGTGCTTGTTTTCCAAGTGGGTGCTCATAAAACGCTTGCATAGCGTCACGCATAGCTTGGGCTGCTGTTTCTTCTACTGAGTCAGGTATGGCGTAACTCCAGCCATCCAGAGACATATTAAATATTTCTCCAGTAGCATCCCAACCCAAACCAGCCAACTGTCCTGCAACGCCAGTTACTTGTGTTGTTAAGGGCAAACCTTCTGCAAACTCCCCCCGTTCCATTACTATATCAGATGCTTTTTGAAACCTTTGTGTTGCTGCTTCTGATAGCCGTTGTCCCGCCCTTTCAAGAGGCGTACTTGTGTCATTCATAATTGGCCTTGGTGGGGCAGGCTTAGGCACCTGTGCGTAAATTTTTTCTAAGTTTTCAGCGTCTTCCTGAGTAATTTTTGTAGCAGTAAAACGTGGCCCACGGTTGCTCTCTCCCTTAACAGGAGTTGCTACTGCCAGCATTTCTTCGGCTTCTTCTTGTGTTAGTTTCCTAGATTCCATTTTAGGCAAGCCTCAGTTTTGTATAATATGGTATACGTCCTTTAGACCTTTATCGTCTTCAGGCATAGTAACTATGTAGCTCCCGTCTGGGTTTTGTTTTACTTCGCCGCCAAAGTCTTCTCTCCAAGCATCAACAAAGTTTGCGTCTGTCCAGTTCGTGTCTTGTAGCCACGTAATAGTTGGAACATCGTTTTTGCCGTGTTTTTCTACTAGCCTAGCTTTAGTAATCATTGAGTTGTAGTAACCCCGGATTTTCTTAAGAGACTTAATTATTTCTTGTGGATCTCTAAGAGTATCCAAACTAGCTATTGTGGACTGAAGAAGGGCATTTTCAATATTAGAAACCTGACCCAGAGTAGACCCGGCAGCTTTAATTGACAGCAGTTGGTCAAAGCCTACGTTTGCTTTGATTGTAGAAACCAGTGCTTCTAAGTTCTTTGCTTCAGATCCGGGTAAAATTGCTAGTAGCTGAGAAAAACCACCAATCCCCTCTAATATTCCTTTATCTACTTTATTTATATTATCTTCTATAAAAGCAATAGTCTCATTAACAGTGTTTCTAGTCATACGGGCTTTAGTTAGCCTGTTTGCTTCTGCTTCTAGTCTTTGTTGCTCTTTTAAAGCAGATTCTGTTGTTGGGTGCTCGCTGATTACCTTTGATGTACTTGTGTTTGGGTTTATTTCTACAACCGTTATTACACCGTTTTCATCAACTTTTGTTTCGTACTTTAAATCTTGAGGGGCTGTAACAGCAGCTTCAATAACCTTAGAAGTAGCCCCTTCTGGACCCATAGTAATTTCTGCTGCTCTTTCGCCTTCAGATAACGTTACTACTTCTCGTGTAGGACTTCCTTTGAGATAAGCGTCTTCAAATGCTGCTCCGGTTTTGTCTACAGCTTCTATTTTAGTACGTAAAGCTACCATTTTAGGGTCGTTACGCTTTAGATTCTGACGTGCTCCAGCAGTAACTTGGCTTTTTAAACCAGCTAACGTTCGTTCATCGGCTGTTGTTTGTTGAGAAATACGAGATTCAGCAATAGTAATAAACCGCTGACCTATTTGAGCCATTTTAGGATCGTTACTTGTCAACAACTCTTGGCCTTTAGCAAGAAGACCTGTTGGGTTTCCTGCGTATTGCTCAAGGACTTTTCTAGTTTCTTCTGACAAACGTTGCGTTTCTTTTTCATCGGCTCTCTTTTGAAGCCTGCTGGCTGCGTCCAGTGCTGTAGCACCTATAGTTCTACCAAAGTCTGCGTAAGCTCTACCAATTGTTTGTCCGGGGGTCATACCACCCCCAGTAAACATAGAACCAATAGGGTTAGAACCTCTAGTAAATAATGACATTTTGTTTTCCCCTAAAGTATCTTGGAGTAGTCAACAGCTAAGTAGCCGTTACTGTGTCTTATTACAGCTTCTGGTATAACCTGTTGAACTTCTTGTGCGATTACACCGTAAGAAGGCTGATTACCTACAATTTCTTGGGCTTCTTCCGTCCAATCCCAAGTGTACAAATTAATTCCATTAGATAGTTTGCCTATGGTTTTAATGTTGTCTTTTAAGTTTATGTCACTACTAAACGCTTTTTTAAGGTTTGCAACAGCATCTAGTGTACCCGGAACTGCTGCAGTAACTCCACCAAGCAGACCACCAGCACCAGTAAACATACCGGCGTACAAATCAGCAAGACCCTGAGACTGTCCAACAGCACCTTGTAGGTTTGCAAGCTGCGTCTGGTAATCAAACTCACCTTGTTGTCGTCTAGCTACGTCTTCAAGACTAGCAATGTTCAACGCAGGAGACAAAGCAGAAAGCATAGCCGCCTGAGGCGTGTAGGCCTGCTCTAAGAACTGCTGGCTTAGGCCTGCCTGTTGCATTTGTTCTGCTCTTGCCTGTTCTATAGCTGCCAGAGACGCTCTAGCTTGAGCTTCTTCTTGTGCTTGAGCTAACGCAAGCTGCTCTGGAGTACCGCCAAACATAGCTGTTTGTACTCCTAACCTGCCTTGGCTCGCTAAACGCTCCTCAAGAGCCAAACGTTGACGCTCTTCTTCGTCTAGTTGTGTAGCCCGGATTGTGTCGTAGATGTCCTGCTCACGCGTAGCTCTATCGCCAACAGCACCCGTTAGCATTGCCTGAGACTGTGCTAACAAATCGTCCTGCAGCGCTAACTCTGTTGGGTCTAGCGTGTACTGCGTTTCTAGCTGGCCCGTTATAGGATCACGAGTAACCCCGGTTTGCGCTCCGGTTGGTCCTGTAACAGTAAACGGCTGAAACGTAATGTCAGGAGAAGTTAACTGAGTTAGTTCATCCGTGTAGATGCTTTTTACTTCTGAAGGAATTTTGTCGTATAAATCTTCCGCTATATTCCCTAGAAGGTCTGCAAGAATACCCATTACTCTGTACTCCTTGAATTATACTTATTCATAATGTTTTACCTATAAGTGCTAATACGTTCATTTCCTGTAGGGATATAGAGTTGCCGTTTACTTCTGTTTGTAATCCTACAGAAATTACAGAGCCGTTCCCTGTACAGTTTAAAGACTTGCGGCTAATTAAGTCGCCTAATGTAAATTCAACAGCCGTGTACTCTGATTCACCATAGAACCCCGGCGTCGATGTACCCACCCTAAAACGTGACGTGTTTGCTTGAATAGAAAAGTCATACGTCCAGCTAAGGATGATGTCCGCATCATTACCGCCAATAATCGTGGGCCGTATCTTTTTAAGAATCTTGATCTTTGACGGATCGCCAAAGGTTAAACCGGGACTAGAGTACCGAAAGATGTACGAAGAACTGTTGTCATCGTAACCTTCGTATTTACCTATGCCGTCTGCAGTTCCTATGTATATATCACCGTTGCGATCTCTAGCAAAGCTCTTGAAGTCAACACTAGGCCATTTAGTTACACGGAACGAGCCGTTCTCAAGACGCCCTCTAAGATCAAAGCAGTAAATTAGATTGCTATCAGGCAAGCCCAATAAATAAAAATAATTCTCAGGACTGTACACAGATGTAGCAGGGCTTGTTTTAGAAGCTAACTTACTAATTAAATCTTGTTTTACGTTACGGCTCGCGTCTGAAATAGGAAGAGACTTTTCTTGTATTACTCTACCAAGGCTTCGCAAACCATCGTCACTTAGGAACAATAGATCAGTACCAATGCTTTGCACTGTCTTGCGGTCGATACAGCCAACACCCGACACAGTGTCTGAGAGGGCCATAGAAGCCGGTGTTTCAGGATTAGCGTACACCAGTATGCTGTGTTCCCCGAAGATCACCAGAAAGCCATTGTGTGCGGCTAATGCCACTACATTGTCAGCCCCATTAGGCCATGCTTTGGATACGTCAATAGAGCCACTAGAGCCACCAGTAAAGTCGTCACCGTCCAGTAGGTCAGACCAGTAAATAGTAGTGTCGTTAGTTGAGTTACCTACTACCCACAACCGACCAAAACCAGCAAG